ACAATGAGGCTTAACCGAATGGCAAAAATCAATGAATACATTCCTATCCACTACGTGGGTAGGAGAACACCCGTTAGGGTCAACACAGGCACTGAGACGCGCGTAGAGCAGTGCCATCAGGAAACCACAAACATAAACAAAATAGTCGCCAGGTATAGAACCTCTGGCGTACTACCAGCGGGCCGAGAGGGCCGCTACGCAGATGTGAGCGAAGTCGGCGACTTTGCCGAAGTCCGCGAACAAATGAATGCTGCAATGGCAGCATACGAAGATCTACCGAAGTCAATCACAGATCAATTCAACGATGTCGGAGAATTTATCGAATATGCAGAAAAACAGCGACAAGCTGCACTGGCAAGATCTGACGACAGCGACAGCGGAAACAATACAACAAACAATCCAGCAACTACGGGAGGCGTTTCGCCTCCAGAACCAACACCGGCGACCGCACCAGCGGATCCGCCGCCGCCTAGGTCCTCCGACCAGGCGTAAATGAACTCACCACCGTGAGAGGCTCGTAGAGCCTGAGAGACTTAAAAGTCGCAAATCTACACTGAACCCCCGAAAGGGGGTTCTTTTATACCCATCAGACTTCACCTAACGACGCTCATGCCGTCAACTCAACCCAACCAGTACACGTACAGCGTAAAAATAAAACAAAGCCGCACATAAAAGCAGAGCGAAAATCAGCGGCAACACCAAAACAGGGGGAACAGTATATAATCTTGTACTTAACTGTTCCCACTGACACCACGTGTCAAAAACAACAAAAAATCCCTTCCTGCAGAACGAAGATCTTGCACGGATGGAAAAACTATGGTTAAGTCGCTCCTGAAGGCCCGACTAACCAAAAACGGAGCAAATACAATGCGCAGAAAACCAATGCGACGCAGCAAGTCTCGAAAGAATTTCCGCAAGTACGCAAAAAGCCGCAAAGTCAACTACAAATCGCCAGTATCACGCGGCGGCATCCGGTTCTAACTTTGAATGTCATGCAACAAGCCACTCCTGGCATTCCAATCTTTCGAGAAAAATTCAGGTGGTAAGCGTCCTGTTACTTTTTCTCCTGACGGTAACACTCACCCAATCGCACTGCCATGTGGGCAGTGCATGGGCTGTAGACTGGACAAAGCACGCGCATGGGCAATGCGGCTGCACGTCGAAGGCCTTTCACACACACAGTCATGCTTCATCACCCTGACGTATGACGACGACAACATCCCGGAAAATGACTCACTTAACCCGACAGACCTGCAAAGATTTATCAAACGCTTGCGCAAGTATCTCGGGTCTACTCGTATCCGCTATTACAGCGTCGGTGAGTACGGCGGCAAATTTGACCGACCCCACTATCACGCAATCATTTTCGGATACGACTTTCCTGATCGTAGCATCTATCTCGATCGGGGCAGTTACACAGTTGATAACAGCATCATTCTTTCAAAACTATGGCCCCATGGCCACGCGACCGTACAAAACAACTCACTTGAGGCAGCAGCATATGTATCAAAATACGCAGTTAAAAAAATCACCGGCGAAAAAGCCCAGGACTGGTACCAACGTATCGACACAGACACCGGAGAAATCATACAGCTCCTTCCCGAATTCGCACGCATGTCAAGACGTCCCGGGATCGGTTCAGCGTGGCTTAAGAAGTACTATAAGGACCTCTACCCTAAGGGATATGTCACAAATGGAAAAGGTGTAAAAATCCCACCACCGGAATATTTCAATAAACTCTATGAAAAATGGTTTCCAGATGAAATGGAAGCATTACGCAACGAAAGAAAAGAGGAGGTGTTTACAAAATACAGCGAAGCAAATATCGAGCGAATGGAAGCTCGCGAAAAAATACAAACAGCAAACTATAAACTTTACAACTCATAGGTGGAAAAAATGTTACTTAAAGTATTCGCAATTAAAGACAAAGCAATCGATTCATACAGCGCACCGTTCACACAGGCCACCATCGAATCAGGTATTCGAATGTTCCGTGAACTCATAACTTATGATCAAACCGAAAACAAATACAGACGCTCACCAGAGGACTATGCACTCTACTACATTGGTGAGTACAACGATGTGACAGGCGAAATGATGTCGCATGAAATACAGCGACTAAGCTCTGTCGTTGAAATAATCACAGAAAAGGAAACTTAAGATGTCACGCAAATACAGTCGTTCAAAAGGCAATCACAACTTCAGTCAGGTCCCGGACGCCAACATAAAACGATCAGTATTTGATCGCAGTCATGGCGTCAAAACCACATTCAATGCGTCCCGGCTAGTACCGATTTACGTCGACGAAGCTCTACCGGGTGACACCTTCCGCATGAACATGACGGCATTCTGCCGCATAGCAACACCCATTAAGCCAATCATGGATAACATCATTCTTGAGAGTTTCTTCTTTGCAGTACCGAATCGACTGATTTGGGACAATTGGGAAAAATTCTGTGGTTATCAGGAAAACCCAGGAGACAGCATAGACTTCACGATACCGCAGATTTCCTCATCGACCGGCGACTATACAGTTCAGCTCGGATCACTCGCAGACTACTTCGGCTTGCCCTTGAACTTTCCAGTGGATGGAAATGGAGTAAGTGCACTCCCGTGGCGAGCCTATGAGCTAATTTACAAAGAATGGTTTAGAGATGAGAACTTTCAGGATTCTCGAACCATAAACACGGGTGACGGACCAGACCCCATCAATGGATTAAACCCGTTCAAAAGAGGAAAACGTAAAGACTATTTTACCGGCGCACTGCCATTTCCTCAGAAGGGCGAAGCGGTAGATATCCCGCTCGGCACCACAGCGCCGGTTATCGGCAACGGTAATCCGGCAGAGATGCAATTCAGCAATGGTGCCACTGCAGAACTCGGTCACGGAACCAGCAACTCAGCAAATTGGAACAATCAAAGCGCTACTTTGCCCAATACAGAGGCCGGCCTCTGGACAGACAACACAGGATTACAGGCTGATCTTACTCAGGCAACCAGCGCCACAATCAATTCACTACGTGAAGCCTTCCAGACACAGCGACTTCTCGAAAGAGACGCGCGCGGCGGTACACGTTACACAGAGGTGATCCGTGCCCATTTTAATGTTACTTCTCCTGATTCTCGCCTCCAGCGACCTGAATACTTGGGAGGCGGCCGCTCTTACGTTAATTTTGTTACTGTCCCTCAGAACACTCCTACGGGGATAGTTCCGGATGTCACACCACAGGGCAATCTTGCATCGTTTGGTACGGTTGCAGCCATGAATCATGGTTTCACACAATCGTTCACAGAGCACATGACTATCATCGGTATGGTATGCGTTCGAGCCGATTTAACTTATCAGCAGGGCATCAACAGAATGTTCCTGCGTCAAACACGATATGACTTCTTTTGGCCTGCGCTCGCCCACCTCGGGGAGCAGGAGATAAAGTCAAAAGAGCTGTTCGCAGACGGTACAGCAGGCGATGACGAAATATTCGGCTATCAGGAACGCTACGCAGAATACCGTTACAAACCGTCACTCATCACAGGCGCATTCCGTTCGACTGCTACAGAGCCACTCGATATCTGGCACCTGGCACAGGAATTCGAAACACGTCCAGTGTTAAACGACGTATTTATCACTGAAGATGTACCGATGAATAGAGTAAAAGCAGTACCTAGCGAACCGGACTTCATAGGAGATTTTAATCTCAATCTTAAATGCGCCCGTCCAATGCCCGTCTATGGTGTACCGGGCTACATAGATCACTTCTAGTCATGGGATTATTCAGCAGCATAGGGAAAGCCCTAAAAACTCCACTTGGCGGCGCTCTCGCCGCCGGTGGAATTGACTACTTCTCTGCGAAGGACACGCAGAGTAAACAAAAACAGATGGCCCGTGAACAAATGGCATTTCAGGAGAGAATGTCAAATACGGCCTATCAGCGCGCAGTCAAGGACATGCGCAAAGCCGGTATCAACCCGATACTGGCATACGCTCAGGGCGGCGCATCGTCCCCCGGCGGTGCCCAGGCAAATATAGTGACACCAACTCCCGGAGCAACAACTGCAAAAGCGTTGCAGTCCTCCTCACAAGCTAGCCTTCAAACTTTGCAAAAAGATTTGGTACAGGCACAAACAGGTACAGCAAAAGCACTGGAATCAAAAACACAGGCAGAAGCAGATCAGGCCAGAGTCATGGCCGACTATTACAAAAAACACGAAAATGTGGTGCCCGCCTATAAGATTGGCGGCACCAAAGGTGTAATAGCAGAGCTGCTATCAGAAGCTGGAGCAAATACCGCTAAAGATGTCCAGAAATTGGCCGATGACCTAGTGAACGCTCCAGCAAAAGCCAGAGAAGCAGGCACACGTGCCAGAAAATGGCTGAAAATAAACATCAATAAATCGCAACGCGATTACAAATGAGGCTTAACCGAATGGCGAAAATCAACGAATACATTCCTATCCACTACGTGGGTAGGAGAACACCCGTCAGGGTCAACACAGGCACTGAG